ATGGTAAACCAATCGCGGCCATTCCGCCTCCATCGCGCGTGCGCCGGCCTTGCCCGCCCGGCCGGCAACCGCACCGCGCGCCAGCGCGACGGGCCGCGGGAAACCTGGGAAAGCAGGCCTGGACGACACATTCCGGCGGGTCGCGCGGCCCGGATCGACGGCCACAAAAAACCCGGCATCTGCCGGGTCATTGATCCACTCCTCACCGGAGTGGTGGGCGGTACAGGGTTCGAACCTGTGACCCCTACCATGTCAAGGTCAGGGAAGTCCAATAAAATCAACGACTAGCGCAATCATTTGCGATCAATTGAGATCTATAAAAATCAATCGCTTAGCAGCCTTTCAGGGTCAGTTTGGGGTCACCGTGATGCCTGTGACTACCTTCTAGGGATGATTGCCAGGATTGGCTGCATGGCCTAATCAGGAATTCCTTACTGCCCATAGAGCGGCAATTCTGTCGGCAGCAAGCGCGTCCGCACAGAAGAAGCACTCATCAATTGAGCCGCCCCACAGTCCCGTATTGACGCCACCGCTTCGCGTGCCGATGCCAAGGGCCGGGGAGAGCGTATTAGAAATGGTGATAGCCGTAGTGCTTACTTTGTCCAAAACTCCATCAACATACAGCTTGACGACACCACTGGCTGCTGGGATGGTCTGATCAAAAACAGCCATCACCAGGTGCGGGTTGCCATCGTTGATCGCGGCGACGCCGGTGGTCGTGGTAACGGCCGGATTGATCGTCACAAACTCCAGCGCATGCGTCGTTATGTTCTTTCGGAACTGGAACGCGCGGGAGGTGCTATCTCCCGACATGATCTGCTGCTCGGCGGACGACGAGATGGTCGTTTTTACAACGGCCCCGACGGTGAACTTCGCATTTGTCGGGAACGTATAGGTTGGGAGGCTTACCACGCCGCCAAGTGTCGTCTGCGAGAACGCGCTTGCTCCAATCAGTCCGGTTCCGCGCGTGCCATTCGCAACATAGGTTCCGTTTCGGCTGTTCCCGCTGCTGTCGATAGCGGTCACGCCATTTGCAGCAGTTTCGTCCAGCTTCCACCAGCCCCACAAACCGGGTAGGGCTGCCATTGCGGCGTTCCATGTCGAAGGGAATCCGCCGCCACCGCTAGTTGATGGCCCAAACCTCTGCATCACAGCCCAAGGATTCATGTCTGCACCGCCGCATACATGCAGTAGAGCTTTCCATCTGGGGCGTTGTACTCGACTCCAATCCGGATCCGCTTCCCGGCAGTTGTAGCAGCTGGCAGTGATGCCATGCGATTTGCATAAGTACTACCCCATGTAAGAGCGCGGCTCGTTCCGTTGTCTATGAAATCAAGAACGAACCCCGCGCCATCCATCGGCGTGCTGCTCGGGTTTGCAATGGTCAGCGCTGCAGTCAACGTGGCCGGACGAACAAGATCAGTGGTGCCCGTCGGAGTAATGGTACCGCTGACGATTGATGAAACGATCTCAATAGTTGAAGAGCCGCCACCGCCAAGAGGCGTTTCGGCCCCAGTATCGTCCATCGAATATACGTTGCCGTCACCCTTGGCATACACCTTCACCTGCCCTGATGCAGGCGTGGTCGGGGCGCTTCCCTCAACAAGGATCACCTTGGGGAATGCGTTATCAGATGCCTTCATTGGTTATCCTTGGTAAAGGAAATCGGTCTCGGCCTCATCTGCGAGCATCACCGGAGGTGAGATGCCGTCTGCAACGAGGATTTCGCCAATCTGGAGGCCGCCAGCTGCGGCGATACGTGCATCGACTCGCGCGTTCGTGTAGTAGAGGTTTGAGCCCTCTGGCAGGTCGGTAGTCGTTGGATCGCTGGTGCCGGCCACGCGCCCAAATGAGTCGCGCATGATCTTCTTCAGTGCGCCGCCGCCAGCATCAGGGAGGTCGGCTAGGCCCAGCGTGATGACACCATCCGCTCCAACCAGCTTTTCCAGTTCATCGACACTAACAGCAATGGCATCAGCCACTGGAAAGAAACCCTTGGATCCGTCTTGACCAGTACCGTAGTACCATGTCGGATTGACGGATTCCGCATCACCAACCAGCGTGATCTGAATGACCAAATTGGCTGCCGACCCGTTTACCGATATCGAGCCGTCCCCGGTGATAATCAGGTTCTGGCCGGCTTCCTCAAGCACCTTGACTCGCGCAATCAGATTATTCAGCTGCTCCTGCTGGGCAGGCGTAAGGCCGCCACCGTCGCGAAGCTGGATCAGGTAGCTGTACCACTCGCGGGTCGGGATGCCCTTCTCGTTAACGATGACCGACTGGGCGCGGGGAATCGGCAGAGTGCTCATGGCGTAGCGGTCACCCGGCCAAAGGCGATCCAGTCAAAGGGGATCGGCGAGATGATCTTGTCCGAGTTGTTCTCTTTGCTGTCGGCTGAGACAAAGTTGAAGGTCGTGGATGTGGCAGTGGAACCCGTGGCACTCAAGGCGACCAGACTGCTTTGCGTTGCTCTGGCAACAGTGACACAGGCGTTCACATAGAACGGCGCTCCGTTGAAGGCGACCGGGAACGTGACCAACTTGGACGTTGAGAACTGGCCAGATGCCGGCGCGCTGGAGCTGCCCCACTGAATCAGGAAGTCCCCGATCCGCATCTTGCTCCCGTCAATGCCAATGTTCGGCCCAGCCGGCATTGGGATCCACGTCGGGTTGGCGCCATCGTTGCTCAGGATGTTGCCGGACTCGCCCGTCATGTCAGGAACTTGGACGACGGTTTCCCATTGCAGCACGGCGCCGTCGTTGGTCAGGAACTTGCCGGTTTGAAGCGCCGGGATAGTGGTGCTGGACCCTGATGCGTCACGCACGTTGTTCCTAGTCCACTGGACGACGCCAAGCGCGTCCTTGCAGACCACGCCGTACTCGCCGTCACCCCAGATGTCCGTGTTGCTACGGCCGGCAGCATCCAACACAACGGGGTTCGGGTTCAGGACAGTCTTGGCCGCGTTGGACCATGTGTTCTTCGGGGTGGTGAGGTCGGTGGCGTAGAACGTCAGGCTGCCACCCGCATTCACGTTCCCGTCTGCAAGTAGGTACTGCGGGGCTTGGTTCAGGATTCGGAAGCTCATTTTGTCTCCGGGCAAAGAAAAAGCCCGCTTGGCGGCGGGCCTTATTTGTTTGCTAGGTAGTGGCAGGGCCTGCCTAGTCCCTGCTGGGTCTAGGCGACTGGTGGTAGGATTGGCTCGCGAGACTTAACGTCTAAGGCCAAAGCATGGGGGCGGAGATGAAGTCAAAACTTGGCTATGCAGCTTTGATCTACACCGCCCTGATCACTTCAGGGTGCTCGTCATTAGAGACAAGAATGGATTCTTGGCTAGGGGTGCATGTTGATGAGTTGGTCTCTTCAAATGGACCTCCTGACTCCACTTATCCACTATCCAGCGGCGGCCATGTCCTACAGTATTCAAGGAGTAGGCAAATGGTGATGCCTGGCATTACATACACAACGCCACAGACCACCTATCACAATGGGACTGCGTCAGCGTATGGAACAGGTGGGTACGCCTCTGGAAGCTACAGCGGAACTTCGACTACCTATGTGCAACGCTCCACTCCATCAACAACCATTGACCTAAGCTGCACTACCAGGTTCACCGTGGATAGGGACGGATACATTACCGCTTGGGCAACAAATGGGAGTTGCTAAGGATTTACGAAATGACTGACTACGAGTCACTAGCTCACCTATCCATCAGGCGCAGGATTGTGATCTGGCTATGCGAGAACCCGGTGGGTCTCGCACTTTGGGGATGGCCTGCGATCCTTGCGGCTATAGCCCCTGCGTATTGGCTTGGGCTATGGTGGATCGTGGTGGTCATCGTGGCAGGCGTTTCTTTTGCGCTCGGCTGGGGCGCTGCGCGGAGAAAGTTGATCCGCGATGGCTACCTGCCGAAGCTCTGACGCTCTAGCTCCTGTCCGCCAGATGATCCAACTGCCGCACTTCCAGGGATTGCCTGGTACTGAGGCGCAAGCTTCCCGCTGACTGCCTTCTCTGCCTGCATCACAGCGCGACCAGCGGCCAGTGGCTTGAATAGCATGTCGCCGAGCAGAGGCACACCCTTCATGCCACCACCAATCGCATCAAACAGCATCCGGAAGCCGCGCTCTGCGCTACCCGATGACTTCTTGAACTCCCCCTTCGCGACCAGCGGCTCAAGTGCCTTTGCAAGCGACTTGATTTGCCCCCATTCCGCAGGCGAATAGAGCGCCTTGCTCACACTGGCATTGTTGTATTCGGTCGCCTTGATGTTGTTGATGATGCGGCCCATGTCCAGCGGTTCACCGTTTTTCCCGGTCGTCAGCCTTGCGAAATGCGCAGCCCGCAGGCCACCCATGACCTCTGGGTCATTGTTCGCGGCGGTGCGGAGGCGGTTGATGAATCTAGCGCCCCCCGCCTTGGATACCTGAGACGCACCAAGGGCAACGTTAAGCAGCTCTTCTGGGGTCTTTGAGCCGTCCAGCAGCCCGGCAATGAACTTGTCTGCGTCGGTGCCACCCTCAAAGCGGCGGTAGAACTCCGCACGCAGCCCGCGGGCATTCTTCAATTGTGCCAATGCCTCAGAATCACCGCTCACCAGGGCCGAATCAACCGCCTCGTCAAGCCATGAATCAAACTCACGCTTGATGGACAGCAAAGCCGCTCTGTCTGCCTTGTTAGCTGCACTGTCAATGGCGTTGTTGAGGATTCGCCGCTGCGTCTCTGCTGCGCGCAAGGTCACGCCACGCACGTTGCCATTGCCAAGAAGGTTGCTTGTCGCCGCCCGTACCTGATCCAATGCTCGAGCTGCACTGGGCGTCGTAGCTGGGTTGATGTCAAACTCAGCAACCGCCGCCCGCAGCCTGTCCGGAACAGATGCGACAGAATCACGGCCAATAGCCACAGTGTCGGCATTACGCACGCCGGCATAGGCCTCATCCACCCTCCCTTTCAAGGCTGAGGCTTGTGCTTGCAGCCTGCTTGCGGCCCCCTGCACCATTTCCGCCGGGGTGGCGGCAGGCGTTGCGCCAAGCCCCTCGCCAATATCGGTAATGGCCTCGCCAAGACGCCTAGAGTTGTTGCGGTCTGCCGCTGCAAAGGCCGCATTGCCGCCCGGGGACTGCCTCAGAACTTCCTCCCTGGACAGCTGGGCGAACTTACGCGCAGGGTCGGTCAACCGCTGCCCTTGCGTGTACTGGAAGCCATATATGTTTTCGCCGATAACTGCATTCGGGTCAGCGCCAAGACGAATCTGCTCAACCTCGGGAGCGATTGCCTGAATCTGCTGACGGCTTGCCGGGACTCCAGCGCCTTCCATCAGCGCCCGGGCCTCACTCTGGTTCACCCCAGATCGTGCCCTTGCCAGTTGACCGGCCTTACCTGCCAGAGCGGAAATTCCAGTGCCAACCACCTCGCCTGCGGCGCCGCCTGCGGCACTGAAAGCCGTCCGCATTGGGTCAAAGTTAGACCTATCTGCTGCCAACTGCGCCCCTGAATCGACTGCACCAGCAGTGGCTCCCTGAATCAGAGCGCGGCCACCTAGACCAATATTGCGCGCCTGAGCAGCACGGGCCGCCCAAGAGGCGGGTAGGAACGAAGCGGCCACATTACCCGCTACGTTCGCCACGTCCGCGCTGTCCAAGCCCGCCTCATTGATGCGGAACTGTGATCCATCGGGGAGAATCAGGCCATATCCACCATCGGGGGAGCGAACCACCCGCCCGCCAGACTGCTGGGCCAGATACTCGGCCACGCCCTTCTCACTACCGAACATGTCCTTTGCCGCCGCGGTCAATCCAGTCGCGGCGCCGGCGATGCCAAATCGCTCGGCAGTAGCGCGGTCCATGTTGAATACAGATGGCGCCTGCTCGCCAACCTGCGCACTTAGCGGGGATCGGATCTGGCCCTCTCCCATCGGCGTTCCGCCGACAATCGGGATTTCAAGGCCTTTCTGATCGCCGATCTGAATCTCGCCATCGCCCTGGACAGGAGCCGATCCGTAGCTTTCGTCATACTGCGTTCCGGCGTACTTTGCCCACGGACCAGACCCCGGCTCATTAGCCTGAGCCTGCTGATACTTCTCCCACGGCCCCGGCATTACAGTCGCTCCCAATTGTTAGGATCAGCCGGATTCCCGCCCTTGAATCGATATCCATCCTCAACGGCACCGACATTCGGCCCAGGGCGCTGCTGATTTCCTTGCGTGTACTTCTTCTGCAGGCGCTCGATCTGATCAAGCGCGGCGATGCGGATGGACACAGGCAGATTCTCATTCGCCACATCGCCGGCCATTTCCTTATACATCTGGACGTCAATGTTCGACTGCGGGCCTTCCATTCGCGGTTGCTTTGCCGTCAACTGCCCAGCAATCGTCTTGAGCGCTGCATTGGCCTGCGCGCCAGCGGTGCCGATACCGAACAGCCCAGCCGCCTTGTCGCCTACCGCAGCCAATCCGCCACCTGTCGCATTAGGCAGCAGCCGCCGAGCTTCCGCGATCAACCCAATGGCGTCGTTCGCATCACGCGTACGGGTAGCCATCTTGGTGTCGCGCTCGACGCCAGCCTTTGCTTGTTCTACGCCGCTGGTTTTAGCGATTTCTGCAGCGTTACGCATGCCAAGCTCAGTCGGGAGATTCGCCAGCTGCACGCCCTGCTTTGCGGCCTCAATGGCTGCGGCCTCATCCTCTTTCCTACGCCCAGTGAACACGTCGCCGCCGACTCGCTGCGCGGGGGCCTGAGCCTGGACCGGAGCCTGCGCCCGCTGCCCGCGCTGGGCAAGGAACGCATCAACCTGCGTGTCAGGAATGCCAGCGGCAATCATCTCGTTAGCCAGCTGGATATCCGCCTCCATATCGCCGCGCATTGGCATCGCGCCCGACGGAGTCTGCGAGATCGCGCCAGTCTGCGGGTTGAAGCTGGTCCCATCCGGAAGGTCGATCTGACCGGTTTTGCCGTTAAGGACACCAATGCGCTCGCGGCCCTCTACATCAGTAAACTTGACCTGCGAGAAACCAGACGAAGAAGCCCGGCCGTCAAGCCCAAGGTTGATCCTGCGTGCCCGCTCCTGGTCCTCCGGAGAAAGCCCTTGCGTCATCAGCTGGAACGACCGAACGTCGGTCGGCGTGCCCTTAGCCAAGGTCGGGTCCAGATGGGCCGTCTGCGCAAGGAAGCTCTGGATGCCGGCAAGCTCCTGCTGCGGATCCATGTCCATCGGGTACGACGCCCCGGGCTTCAGGCTGTCCATGAAGGGCTTAACGGAGCGACGGGCAGCGGAAATCTGGGCCTCATTGCCGCTCTTCAGCGCGCTCTCTAGATACTGCGCAGCGCCGCGGGTCCGCTTCATCAGTCCTTCGCCTGACGCCTGCAGATCCTTGGCCGCAGCCGGGTCTACAGCAGCAGCACGCGCGAACGCCTGAGGATCGCCACCAACGATGGCCGGCGCCAAATTCCCAATCATGGCGCGGTTTCGCTGGCTGCGCCCCATCTCCGCTATGTCGTTGCCAGCCTTCAGGCCGCCAAGGAAACTATCGAGGTTCGCCACCATTACCCCCAGTAGCCAAAGTTGTAGCTGCTGCCCTGCCCGCCCTTGGCCTGATTCCCATAGCCGTAGGAGCTATTGCGGCTTCCGCCACTTGCCTGAGCCTGCTGCTGCCCGAAGTAGTTGTTGAGAAGGTTCCCAGCCAGCCCTGTGCCTAGACCAATCAGCGAGTTGCTGTTGTCGGCTCGGTTCCATGCTGCGTTGCCCTGAGCATTGGCAAGGTTCTGGTTGACCCCGGTAAGCGCCTGAGCAGCGCCAAGGCCCATGTTCGCCGAGTTTGCGATTCGGTTGTAGAAGTTCCCGTATTCCTGCGAAGCTAGCCCTGATGCGTATTTCGTCAGGTCGCGGGAGTGAGCCCCACCGAACAGGTTGCCCCGAGACGCAGCGGATGCGTCCTGTGCACCGATACCCTGCTGGCGGGTGAACTGATACTCAGGTGACTCAAAGAACTTCCCATAGTTCCCGTTGTTCAGTTGGCTAAGGACGTCCAGCCACTGCGTGCCAAAATTCATGTATGGCTGCAGGTTGGCCGTGTTCCTCTCGTAGGCCTGCTGCTGCGCGTCAAGCGCCGAATTGTTGGCCTTCTTGTTCTTTTTGGACGAGAGATAACCGCCAACTGCGGTAACTGCCGCGCCCGCTACTGCGCCCCAAGACATGGTGCCTCCTTTGAGATGAGAACCGGGCTCTCCGGCTGGATAAACTTGGCTTCGATGGAGGCGACGTCGCGCAACTTTGTGGGATGAACGTTTACCCAGATAACGTCCGTGTGCGCGTATCCAGCCTTCTTGCATCCAGGCTCTGACGTGAATATCGCAGGCGCCTTGATCCGCTTCATTCCGTCGGGCGTAGTGACCGTTATCTCGCCCTGCATCAGGAAGTTGAGGGTTGCGAAGCGGTGAATCTTCCCGGTCAGGACAGTGCCAGCAGGTATGAACATCTCGCGCCCATAAACACCGTCAGCCCAATGGTCGGTAACCGGGCAATCTGCCGGATCGCAGGACTCGAGAATCTGGCGCTCAAGCTCCCGAAGCTCGGGGTACGTTGGCCGCTTCCCGATAGGCAATAGCTGCCCGTCACCGCCATCACTGGCAGTGATTTCGATGCTCTCCATGAGTCAGCCCTCCGTGGGCTGCAACGCTGCTACAGCGCCAAGAACGTCACAACGCCGTGGTGCAGTACAACGAATTCGGATCACGCGATTTCGGAACGGACCAAGGCGGGTGAAAACAACGCGCTGCCCATACTCGCCGACTTCTCCGATGGACTCCTCTTCCCAATCGGTGAAGTTGCTTCCGCCGTCGTCTGAGTACTGCATTCGCAGATAATGGTCACTCATGATGGGCAATCCAGAGAGAAGATCCAAGCGGTACCAGCCAGTGGGCCGTATGTCCGCACTTCGGCGACAAGATCATGCGTCGTTTTGGTGAACGTTGCAGTTTCATAGTTGCCGTTATTCCACTGATTAATCGGCTCATAGTCGCTTCCGGGGCGTTGGTGAATAGTCTCAGGCGGCAGTCCGCGCGACGCGAGATTTGCATCCAACGCGGACTGATACGACACGTCCCCGTGATAGCCAGTGTCGAGAACCTTTACCCCCCCTATCCATACCTCAAACTTGTCAGGGTTGGCTGCAGTCGCGTATTTGAGAGTTACCAAGCCAGTAGCACTACCTAGCGAGACATAGTTGTACGTCGGGAAAGACTGTCCGCCTTGGTAGCTAGATGCTGCCCCACAAGGGATATTGGCAGCCACGACGTCGATGCTATCCAACAGATTCGAGTAAAGTCCGTTTTGATCTATGACACGAACGGTAAACGTGAAACTCTTGGTTTCTCCTGGATTCATCCCAGGGACCGATGCGATCCCACTAATTGCCCCGCCAGAGCTAAGCGTAAGGCCATCCGGAAGGCTCCCAGAAACAATCTTCACTGAGGTTATGGGCGCAGTACCTTGCGTAACCGTATAAGCATACGAATATGATTCGCCATTCCTAGCAAGCGGAGCGTCTCCAGAGATTGATGGCCCAGTTGGCTGCACTGGAAATGCAACGGGGAATACAGGTTCATTCCCAACGTCCATGATCACTTCGAGCCTAGGCATCAGGACGCGGCACTGATTGTCATGGGTCACCGGGGAGGTACATTCGCGCTCAATCTCCTGATCGCCCTCCATGTAGTAGTCCCAGTCAACCTCCCACAGTCGCATTGACTGGAAGTCCCCGGCAAACCATTTGTCCTGCCACGTAACCATGCAGTTCACACGCCATCGGCGCATTCCACGGGAGGCGCGACGGTGCCACTTTTGCGTGGATGCGTCGTATCCCCACGTATGCCCATCAGGGAACGTCCAGTAGACGACCGAGTGACCGGAGTCATTCCATACAAACGAGAACGCTTGGGCCCAGTTGAGCCCGCGGATTGCCTCCTCCACTGGACGCGTAGAGATGCGAACCGGACTGTAGCCGTCAAGGCGATAGAAGCACCCGTCATCGCCAAGCCAAAACACCGTGTTGTCGGTCAAGTTGATCGTGTCGCGGCCGGCGCACCCACGATTCATGTAGATGCGCTTCGACTTGAACGGCTGAACTTGATCGCCGCTGTTATAGAAGAACTCCGAACTCTTCTCGCTGAACAGAAGCAGCTCGTTATTCGTCACAGCCATGCCGACCAACAGGTCGGAATTTACCTCGGAAGTGAAGCGGTCAAGCTCGTTGTAGTTGCTGGCATCAGCAAGCGCTGAGTTGAAGGCGAATCGGCGGGCGGGCTCAATCTGGACCATATAGTTGTCGATGAAAACAACGTCAATGGCGCCCGGGTAGCCTGCATCAACGACCTTCTTCAGCTCCTGCGTGACCGTGCTATACACATAGCCAGAGTAGCCGTTGACAATCAGCAGCTCATTACCTTCATTGATCCAGTTGTGCGCAAACTTGACCCGCTGCACGCCGGGAATCGTCCCGCGAGGGATGGCAACGCCGGTATTGCTGATCTGGTAGAGCTGCGTCCCGATGACAGCAAACAGCTTGTTGTTGCAGTTCCAAAGGCCACGCACGACCGTCCCGCTGAACTCGGATTCCGGAACCTCTAGATATGGGCGAAGCCCTGGCGCCGTGGCGTAGCGCTGCATCGTCCTGGTGCCAGGAACTTCAGCCTGCGTCGGGATCCAGTTGCAAACATCCTGCGACGACCAGGAACGCACCTTGTCGGCATACGCGCTGCCGATCAGCTGGATAGGCTCGGTTCTCATCCGTTGTACCAGCTGGACCCGTTGAGGGTGTTGGAGCGGTAGTTGGAGGACTCAGGAACGCTCAGAATCGGGCGGATCGGCGTAGCAATCGCCTGATCTCGCATCAAGTCGTTCATGCCGGCGGCTGCCATCTGCGCCACTACAGCCGACACAGACACGCCGTACTCGGGCGCGAGGACAACGGCAAGGTTTGCCGCGACCGCCTGAACCGCCTCATCAGGGACAAGAACCTCTTCGGAAGGATTGTCGTTAGGCATCCAGCCAAGCGAGATGCCGTCAGCCTCCCAGCGGCGAATCATGGCGTTCAACGCCTCGATTGCCGTCTCCATGTCGGACGCCCTGACCGGCTGGCGGGCGTCAATGACCTGGATAAGTCGCAGAGCCCTGCCCACGACCTTTGCTACAGTTGCCATAGGCAGGACTCCCTAAATGAGAGAGGGGCCCGAAGGCCCCTCTTGTGGATCACGAAGCGACTGCGATGCCTGCATTCAGCAGGATGGTTCGAATCGAGTTCGCCAGCGCCTGCGTGGTGGTTGCATCGGTAGCCGCGGCAGCAATGACCGGACGACCACCGGCCGAGTCGGTCACTGCAGTGGGGCCAGTGACAGTGGTGCCGTTGCCAATCGGACCAACAAACACGGTCTGATCGTGGCGGTTAGCGACGTTGGGATTGACGGTAGTGACCATGAGTTCCTCCTATCAGGACAGGGTCAGGTTGGAGACGTCGTTCGCCACGCGCGAGGCCCACTCCGGACGCATCGCGCCAAAGCCCCACATGATGTCGAAGCGCATCAGGTTCAGATCGTTGGTCAGGTCCGAGCCTTCCACGACACGCATGGAGACGCCTTCGTACTCGCGACGGCTGTTCGCCCAGCCCTTCAGCTCCGGCAGATCGACGGTCACGAACTGGAAGGCTTCAGGGCGGTAGCCCAGATTGATTCCGTAGCTCGCGCTGGCATCGCCGGAGATCGTCACGGTGCCGCTGGCACCAGTGGTCGGCGAGGCGGAAACGTTCTGCTCGCTGCCGCTGGTCACGATGGCCGGGTAGATGCTCAGGTTGCCGGCGCCGCCCACGTAGTCCTCAGTGACCACGAACTGGCGCAGGTAGCCCAGCGACTGCTTGGTCTGCGGATGAACCGCAACGCAGCCAGCGAAAGTGACGACGGAGCCCTTGGTGATGGTTCCGGTGCCAGTGCCGATGGTGATCGTGCTGCCGGTCTGGTTGGCGCCGTTGACGCGGTAGGTGGCAGTGGCCGCGGTGCCGTTGGTGTGGACCGGGGTAACCGTCGAACTGGCCCAATCGAAGCCCGAAGCGCGGCCGATGTAGCCATCCTCATACTGCACGTCGATCTGCTTCTGCGCATTGAACAGGCCGCGCATGCTGTTGATCAGAGTCACATCGGTGGCGTTGTTGGTCAGCATCTCCTTGGTGCCGGAGCCGCCGCCGTTGTCCTCGATGAGCTTCTTGGCGACGTTGGCGTAGCCGATGTTGGTCCACTGAGCGCCCGGCGTACCGGTCTGGTTCGGGGTTGCCTGATACATCAGCTTCTGGACGGCAGCCTCAACGCTGACCGCAAGGTCGGCGATCTGCTGGCTCAGATAGCGGCGGTCGAACTCTTCAATGTCAAGCGCCAGTTCGGAGCTAGTGAAGGTCAGATCAAAGCCTACCTGGTCCTGGATGGTGATCGGGCGGACCAAGGTCTGCAGCGGGGCCGGCTCGGCCACACGGCCGTGACGGATCTTGGCGTGCTGCGGAACCGGGACGCGGACGTGGTCACCGATCTTGGCTGCGCCCTTGAACTCGGACGCGTAGGTCTTGGGAACGGTCTTGAGTGCGATCAAGGACTGACTGAAGCGCATGAGCGCGCGGTCAGCGATCTTGTCGGTAGTGAGAAGCTGGTTTGCCATTTGTATTGCCTCTTGAAGTGGTTAGCGCTTCTCCTTCCGCTTCCACTCGGCAATGCGCTGAGCCGGCGTGATGCTCGGATCGTCTAGATCGACAATCGACTTGCCAGAACCAGCAACCGTCTTTGGAGGCGGAGGGGCGTTGGTGGTTTTCTTGGGGGGCAAAACGGGGGCCGGCTTCTGCGGCGCACCGCCAAACTTCTCGGCGAGCTTTGCCAGCTCGCGCACACGCGCGAGGGGCGGAAGGCTCAACAGGCGGTCGGCTTCTTCGAGGTTGTTGGCAAGCTCGTAGGCGATATCCAGGGTGTTCTCGTCTCCCATGAACATGTCTACCAACGGCTTGTATTTAGCGTCTGTGTTCAGAGGCGAGGACTTGATTTCGTCCATCGCGCCTTCACCGACACGCTCCTCAAACTCTTCGACCTTTGCCCTGATCGTTTCGGCGGCCTTGGCGTGCTGTTCTTCCTCAGCTCTCTGCGCTTCTGCGGCCCGTTCGGCCTCACGCTCCTGCTGGTAGAAAGCCTTCAGTGCCTTGCTTTGATCAAAGTCGTTCTCTTCCAGGAGCGTTTCCCACGTCTTGGCAGACTCAGCCGGCTCGCTGGTAGGCGGCGCTGGGTACTGCTTCTCGTGTAGCTCTCGGTAGATGCGTGCTTCGGTCTCGGCCTCGGCCTGACGCCTGACCCGTTCCAGACGTTTCTTCCACCCCGACTTGCCCTGTTTCGGCTTGTCGTCGGAACCCGCCTCTGGTGCGTCATGCTCCTCATCCACTTCAGGATCGGAGTCGTCTACTTCCGGCTCGACTTTCGGCTCCGGCTTCTTCTCAGGCTCGGCCTGAGCAAGCTGCTGGATGACCTTCATCTCGCTGGTGTCGTTTGATTTCAGCGGCGCAGCAGCGTCCGCCACCGGGGCCGACGCCCCGTTGGTTGCTTCGTCAGTCATGGTTTGCTCGTGTTCCGGAATCCGTCCGGTTCGGTGGCTCGCCTACTGCGGCGGCATTCCTTCGGCCATAAAAAAACCGCCCGGAGGCGGTTCATTCATCGGCATTGGCTGTGGCATGGGCTCTGGCGGCGGCGATCCATACGCCAGTTGCAGCGCCTGCGCATCTGCGACGTTCTGCAGCTGTTGCCCCTCGGCCTTCGCGTTGTTGAGCTTGGCGGATGCAGCCTTCTGCTCAGCATCAGCAACGTCCTTGGGGTTCGGCTCAGGCGCAGGCGGCGGGTCGTCACCCTCTCCAGGCTTAAGCAGCCCGGCATTTACTACAACCTGGCGAGCCGCCTTCACAAACTCGTCCATCCCCGGGACGTCCAGCGACTTCATGAGCATCAGCTGGCCGAGCATCCCGAACGGCCCAGGCTGCTGCGACAGCGCCTGCGCGGCCTCAGCCAGCTCCATCCTGGCAGTGTCGAAGCTACGGCCAACCGTCACAGTCACGTCGTACCTGCCGCGCGAAAGATCGTTGACGATGTAGACCTCGCCGGTCTGCTCATCAAGCGTCGGCCGGTTGATCCGGATGTACTTCTCGCCGTTATCGTCACCAAGGATTCGGATCGACCGCTCCGCATCGTAGTAGTGCGGGATCGCGTCCACCAGAATCTCACCGAGCCGCTTAAGCGCCTTGACCTGGTTGTCGGTGTAGACAAAGTTGGCGGTCTCGCCCTCGTTCTGACGCGCCAGGATGGCTCGGCCGCTAGTCTCGTTGGAGCGAGCGCCGATGCTGGCATCGTAGACACCAGTGACCATCTTCAGCTCATCGGTAGCGATCCCAGCAAGCTGCACAAGAGACGTAGGCAGCTGCGACATTGGTTCGCGCTGGGGCGATCCTGCCGGGGCGGCCGGGTCGGCGTTGTACAGCAGTACAGGCGGGTCGTCGTAGCCAAGCCGCTCGTAGTACGACTCCAGCCCCTTGATCATCGTCGGGGTAGCCTTGAGCGGGTTGTTAGGAAGCTTGGCTACCACCTCAACCAGCGAGGACATCTCGAAGTTGTGGATCGTCTGCGCGTCGCGCGCAAACCGGGTCATGCCGTTATAGATCTGCTTGCCATCAATAGTGATGAAGTCGCCCCACTGGATGACGAACGGGAACATTGACCCGCCCCACTTCGTCGGCTCTTCCAGCATGCCAGTGCCGCAGACCGGGACCGAGTAAATCTCGTCGCACTCAACCTCACGACTGGACTTGATCAGCAGCCCCTGTACCGCCTGCTCTTCGGCGATGGGGTCAAATTCTTCGGCATCGACAACCGTGCCATCCGTCAGCAGGTGGATGGTCTTTCTCTTTGGCTTCTTGTGCCAGTACTCGGCGATGCGAACGCCGTCCTCAAGCCACCAATCCTGATCCAGCTCATCCATGCCGGTTGCCGAGAAATCAACCATCGGCTTGTTCGGCCAACGGCGCTTGAACTCTGATTTCGGGATGACCTCCGTGACGAACCAATAGCGCGCGTCTGAGCGGTCAAACTCTCGTGCGCCAGGATCGCACCAAACAGTGAGCGGGTCGTTGACCGTCTTGATCTTCAGGCACTGATCAAAGCTCCGGTCGCTCTCATATTCGGACACAACGCGCAGCACGCCATAGCCGCCGCCAGCGGCCCACTGGAACGCCGTGTCATAGGCTGTTTCAGCCGCCGATTGGACCTCGATGTTCTTGATCAGACCGTTGTAGACCTCTGCGGTCTCAACGTCGCTGTCCTCAACAGCCCGAACCTTGATCTGCGGCTTGTTCTTCAACTGCTGCCCGGTAACTCGCCGGATCAGCTGCCGCAGCTGGTTGAACTCGTAGCACGGCTTATTCCGACGCTTTGACTTCAGGTGGTTGTCCCACTGATGCCCGGATACGAACGCGAACTGCATATCATCCCGGACCTTGCGGCGCTGCTCTGAGTCAAAGCTGAAGCAATCGCTTGCCCGCTGGAGCATGTCGCGCGTCCAGTCGTCGCGCTCAATGCCGCCAGTGTTCTTGCTCTTAGCCATTAGCCGTCCAGGATGCTAGTGCGGCGGCCGAAGCCTGCCGGGGAGAATTGGGTTTCGAATGTCAGGTTTGCCACTGCGGACGCATGAGGCGGGTTAAGCTCGTAGTCCACCGCGATCAGCCCAAATGCGTCCGCGCTGTGGCTTGACCAGTCGTGGTTCGGACCAAGGCCAACGTCTCGGTTCTCGTCGCGCTTCTCGTGGTACCAGCCAAGCGCATCGCGTCCGGATTCGGTCTTGGACTCGTCAAACCAGATCGACGGGAACAGCCGGCGGGTCGCCTCAACGCGACGCATCGCTGCACCAGCGCCCATGTTGGGGATGACTACTACGTCGTAGCCCATCTCGCGGAACGCAGACTGGTAGCTGACCTTGTGAACCTTGTCGTTCGCCGCGCCGTCATGCGGGAGGACGATGGTCACCTTGCCTGGAACGTAGCCCTTAGACCTGAGCCAATCGGCGTGCGCCTCAAGCGGCTGCCCCACAGCCTCGTAGTGATCCAGGACGCGGACCTCGCGGCCAACCCACTGATCTATCCAGATGACAAACGCGTCGGCCTTGGCGCCGGTTCCGCCAATGTCGATGTGCGCCCGCAGGGTAAGCAGGGGATCCGCGGCCACATGCCCGATGCGCCCCTCTTCCTTTGCCTTGGCGAGGAACGGGGCGTAATAGGCGCCAGACAAGGCGGTCACGTAGTCACCATTCCAGATGTGCCCGTACTGATCCGGGTCAATCCGGAACGTGTCCAGGCGCTCCTGCTCAAGCTCATCAGTGAACCAAGGGTTGTCCTGCCAGTTGGCACGAACAACAGTCGCGCCGGTCGGCTTCTCCTTACCCCTTAGCAGGACGTCAACCGGGTCAACCTTTCGCCGCGGGTTCCAGCTGAACCACAGCTCCGAGCCAGCAGCACGTAGCGTTGGCCTCAGCAGCGACAGGGAGCGCGACGTTGCCGTCTGCGCCTCTTCCCACCACGCCCGCTTGTAGCCTTCCAGCGACTTCACCGAATCAGCGGTGTAGTCGTTCATGCCCTTGAAGATGATCAGGCCGTCTCCAGGCGTCTGGATCAGCTCCCGGAACACCTTGAAGCCCTGCGCCTCGCCTAGGTTGAACTGCGCGAGCTTCGCCTCAAGGAGCGCCTTGGACGACTGGGCTAGATCCTTCTGGACCTCGCGGATGCAGATTGAGCGCAGCCCTTCGCCACCGTTGTTCCCTGGCTCAGCCAAGGAATCCTCGATCAGCAGCCCAGCGAAGAAGTGAGACTTGCCAGAGCCTCGCCCTCCCCATGCCCCCTTGTAACGCGACGGCTGCAATAGCGGCTCAAATACCTCAGCCGTTTCTATCTGCAGGACGGACAATGCGGCGCTCCACGGTGCTAACGCGATGCTCAACCGGTCCGCCATTCGGACCAGTGTGCTCAGTTCGATTCAACTTCGGTGCGGCGTACTCAGCCAGCTTGCAAATCAGGTCAAGCGCCTTAGCAGGGTCAGGCTTTGCGCCATCAGACCCGTCGCCCTCAGCCACAATCGAAAGCCAGCGCGCAACGTTCTCGCTGTTGTCCTCAAGAAGCTTTCGGACCGTCTCTCGGAATTCGGCTGTGCATTTATTCGGCACCCCCTTGCGGGAGCCGCCGCCTGTCTTGGCTCCCTTTGCCATGGCACTCAGTCTCTCTTTGCGATGCGACTATGAAGTCGCCACTAGCTGATACGGCCCATTACTCGGGATGTACTGCGCAGTCGGGTACATCGGGGCGTCGGTCACCGTGACCTCAAACTCGTAGTTCTCGCGGTTACCAGCTGATGTGTCGATAGTCGCCTTCACGTAACCAATGCCCGGGTAGTTCATCGTCACTTTGACGCCAACCCATCGACCGCCGCTGCCAATCTCGGGCGACTGCATAAATGTGATCCATGGGGAAACACACTCCCAGGTCACCTTTGTAATTGTCTCGCCATCTTCCAGGGCGCCATTAAAGTCCACCTGCAGCTGCCTGACCTGAGACCGCCTAGCGCGGATAGGCTGGTGCTGGCTTGGGCGATATCGGCTGGCAATGCCCTTGAATACTCGGCTGTTACTTAGAGCTGCCATCGTATGTCCTCACAACGGCTTGGCAGGCGCGGAGCTGGTCGTCGGCGTCTCGGGCAATACGAACAGCAGCAGCCGCAATCTCTTCTCGGCTGACGGCTCCCGCATCACGTTCGCTGGCGCTGGCTGCGGCTCTGGACAAGCGGCTGGTTTCACAGCTCGCAAGCTCGTTGCGCAGCCGGTAGTTGCCAGCGCGAAGGTCAGCGACAACAGAGTCAGCCACGCCTTCGGCAGCTTGCCGGTCAAGTTCATGCTTCTCTCCGATCTCAGCCAATGCTTCGGATTGGGACCGCTCTTTTCCCCTAGCCTGATCTACGGCCTTTGCTTCGACCTTTGACTGCTTTAGCTCGGCCCTGGTCTCTCGGACCTCTGCCCTGTCGCCCTTCCACGTCCAGCCTGCGCCGAATGCCGCCAGCAGGCTAAGCAGCCACACTGCGGCGAGTATTTGGGCGCGGGTCACAGTGGAGTTCTCTTGATATGCCAGCCCCCAACCACGACAAACCGGCAGTCAGGCCGCAAGTCATGGGAGGCGCACCAGAGTGCGACACGCAGGATTGCCTTCGCCACTCAAACCTCCACGCCAATGGCTGTATCAAAGCTCTTTCGTAACCAAGATCATGAACCGAGGCTCATAGTCGGCGCTGGTAGCCGAAAGGAAACCGATCATTGCTTCCTGACACCAATGGGCCGCATCAAGCAGCGGCTCCATCCATTCCCAACGTGCCCACATGCCAGGGACATCCTCGTTGGTCATGTCCAAATAGACCGGGCAGAACAGGAACCACCCTTTGTGGGTAGCTTCCATGGTCAGTCCTCCACGCCGGATTCGATGATGCTGCCGCGCTCGTCCGCGGTGATGAAGCCATCAACGACCTCGCCGCATCCGATGCAGTCCGGGGTGTTCTGGCCGATCCAGACGTTCTTAGCTTCCATCACTTATCCCCCCCCCCTTCACACATGGCGCGCTCAGCGGCGCGACGGTTGACCAGCCCTTGCACGCGCTTTCCGCCTGCAAAGACCCATTTGTCCAGTTCGGCACACCATCCCGGTCCCTGCTCGCCAGCGTTGATGCGGCGAACCAGCGTCGAACGGCATGCAGCACCAACCCCCACGTTGTAGGACCAGCTCAGCACCGCTGCCCACTCCCGCTCGCGCAGGGGGCGCTTGATGCACTGGCTGATCCCCGTCAGGTAGCTTCCCAGCTCGCTATTGAGCCGTTCGCTGCATTCCTGCTCGGTGTAGGTGCGTTGCTGAATGTTGGTCGTGCTGCCGTAGCAGACAGTCATAACGCCAACAATGTCGCGGTATGGCTTGGCTTCGTACCCTTCCCAAGGCTTAACTAGCGCAGCAGTAGCCAGGAGCACCCCGGCCACACTGCCGCCGATGACCTTAGCCTTGCTTGCCACGGCGCGATCTCTTTGTAATCCACCGGAATGCGCCAATGATCGCCCTCATCCAGCGCCTGCCGTTGTTCGTAACAAGCTGAGCCAGCAGACCGACGGTGTAGACAATCGACAGCCAGATAAGAAGCGATTGAGGGTCAATCTGACCTGTCTTGCTTGCGACCGCGACGACAGCCGGCGGAGCAATCTTCACCGCGCCGATGCTGAAATCGACGAATTCGCTTTTCACACTTCGGCCCCCTGTGGCCCAATCTAGGTTTCAGTCATCCGCAGGATCTCGCTCCCCAACTCAAGTCGGAGATCGCCTACATCGCTGGTAAAGTAGTCGCACGCATACTCGCCATCGCGCATCTGGGCGAGGACGAATAGGCCCTTTACCTCGCCGCGCAACGCCTGCTCGCGAAGCCCCTCAACAATGCCAAGCACTTCCGGGTTTGGCTTCATGCGACCACCTTCACTGGCGCAGACCCCGGCCAGCTCCGCACGTCTTGCATCCACGTCCCGCACTCTTGGCACTGGTAGCGCTGATAGCGGCGGGTCTTCGTGACCTGCCAGCCTCGCGCCTGGAGCTTCTCGCTCTGGCACATCGGGTTGCTGCAGCACATCCCGCCGCCGATAGCAGCGTTCGGCAGACCCAGCACCCAGCCCTTGCCGTTGAGGCGGTCGAACACCTGTTCCGTGAGTTTCACGTCACCGATGTTGTACCGCTTCATCAAGCCCTGAGCCTTCGGGCAGCCATTCATCACATCGCGCCAAAGGTCGAAACCCCCGGTCTGCACCTTTTTGCCGATGCCGAGCCACTGGGCTACGTAGTCCAGCTTGTAGCTGGGCAGGTAGACCTGCTTCTTGACTGACCGCATCAGGTCAACCTTGGCGAACGGCGATGGCTTGGACAGCCCGAACTCAAGGAACTGGGTCTGGATCCACCGAACGTCGAATTTGTCGCTGTTCCAGCCGGTAACCGCATCGGCCTCATCAAACAGCCGGTGTAGAGCCTTCGCCATAGCATTTCGGCCATGCTCCCACTCGCTGTAGAAGTGGGTTTTGCGTTCGCCGTGAAACTTCGCGGCAAAGCAAAGCAAGGTGCCCGCCTTCTGGATCTGGTTGATCCCGATGTTCTGGTTCCACAGGCCCCAGACGTATGCCTCAGTTGGCCGAGTCTCAATGTCTACCGTCAAAAGTCGCATCAGCGCCTCGCGTTTCTGCCGATAGGGGCGCCCTTCCGTGCCATCAAGTCCTCTTGCGCCAGCGCCAACGCCCGCCATGCAACCTTGACGCTGTGCGGGATGCCGTCCACATCGTCGGTCCCCGCCTCCATGAGGTGGCGCATGATTTTGTTGGCGTGGTCCGTGGACTTGCTCATGTCCCAGTGAAGTGGCTTTCCAGGACTATGCTGGCAATTCCCAGCCTTGCTACAGCGAGCAACCCAAGCCAGCGCGGCCGGGAAGTAGTACAGGAGGCCGTCAGCCATCGGGTACTCGTTCCGCTCTGCCGCATCACTCGGGAGCGCGGCACCGGCCACGCTATCCACGTTGGCCGATGACATGCGATTCCTTAACGATTATGACCGCCCATAACCAATGCAAATCAACGGTTAGCGCGAGATTTACTTACGATTCGCTTAACGAAAAAGCCCCGGATTTACCCGGGGCATGAGTCGCGCGCGATGGTAAAAGGCTACCCTCGATTCAACGGAGCGCGCAACTCCACATTCAATCTATGCTTGTTGTAAGCAGCCTCCCTCGCTTGGCGCTCAGCCTTCATGATCCTTGAGTTCCTTTGCGCAATTTCAGTCCGACCGTCAGCATGCGACACCTCTCTAAGGTCCTTCCCCCGGATTGTATCCATCACCTTTTCAACAGTCTCATGAAGTGACGCCTTTACCTCGTCGCTCCATTCCAGGCGAAACCATTCGCCAGATGCTTTGTATGGCTCCAAAGCTGAGTGGAATGCAATCTCTGCTGCCCGTGCCGTCCTTGCACTCGAGCATGTGAATGCAATTGCCCTGAGAATACGAATTGGGCATCCCGTCTGCACGGATCTTATTCTGGCACCAGGAGTCTTGCTAATTCCAACCTTCACATACATTGGGCCATCACCGTCTTTAGCGAACAATATATAGACACTGCATTCTATTGGGCTCATCTCCCTAGCTATACGGGCAGCCTCAAGCTCAATCAAACGACTCTGATTAATCAAAATCATGCAGCATCCCTCCGTATAGCCGCACCAAATTCAGTAGCCGCAGTAGATTCAGCATCTCTCATTTTAGCGAATAGCCACTCGTATACCCGCTTCCAGCGTTTGGGATAGTCAGATGCATCAACTTCAATAGCTGCTGCCCTCCAGCAATCATGAATCCCTGAAATCCCACGGCCAGCACATGAGGAGCAAATAGGGCTGATATCTTCCCCATAAATCCTGCCAGTCCCATGACATGCTTGACACCTAAATCCACGCATCTCTTGGATAATAGCCTTTGCGATCAAAGGCAGACGCTTAACCGTGTTGTTTGGCCAACACTGAGACCTTGCGTCGGAAAGCCGTTGTTTGCATATAGCCACCTGATCAAGTGATGAACTATTGCATGACCGGTTAGACCACAGTATTGCCGCTTCTGCCAACTGTAGATCCAGGCTCGCCTCTATAACCTTTCTTGTTTGACGGGTTATTTCAGGGCCTACAACCCCAAGGACCGCATCCCGCAGCTTGTGCCTCCGCAGCGCCGCGCCATCCGGGCACCAGCATGCTTCTAGAACCTCACGCCCCAGCCCAGCCGGAACCATCCCCAGCGCGCCGGCAATGTCGATATTGGTCAGTTCTGGAATTCCTCCGCCGCGTCCAACGTCGAACCGAACGGTAGTCGGATACAGCCTTGCCAGAATCTCGCGGGGATCAGCCATTGGTCTGCTCCTTCCTTTTGATGACCCCACGGCGCTCGGCACTAGCAGCCCACTTGCGCAGATCGGCCAGTAGGTATGTTTCAAGGGCGCATTTCTTTACCTGAACAAGCACCTGCCACCACAACAGACATAGGATAATCAAAGCTAATGCTGTGAGTATTCCGGCACCAAGAAGAACTGAAATGCTTTCAAGGAACTTAGCCACTTTTCACCCCCTCGTTAGCCAAAGCGCCGCCATGCTCGCGGACCAGCAGCGAAAAGCCCTCAAGCCCAACGTCTGCCGTGTATCGGAATGCATCGCGCCAGTCGCAACCGGTACGCCATGCTTCGTTTAGCGGAACGATGAAACGCCATCGGTCGTACTGCCCGCGGTTTGGCAGGCGGTATGCAACACAAGGGGCAGCGCGGCGGGAAAGTGCAGCTACCCTCGCCTGCTCCCACCATTTTCCAAGCTCAAGCCGGGCGCAGTTCTTTACCTCAACCAGATACGGGCCGATCAGCTGCTCAATGTCACCGTGCTGGGCCTGCTGGTACTGCTTCAAATTCCTGCTCGCTTCGACTCCAAGGAAGTCACGCAGCAGCGAACACAACTCGCGTTCTGCGGTCGCACCCTTGCGTCGGCTATAGGCGCCGCTCATCCAAGCACCTCAAGCCCACCCGGAAGTGCGAACACCAGCCGCCCATCGCGCCGCATGGCAATCGGTGGGACGTAGTTCCGAGAACGGTCGCTGGTCTTGATCGTCCCGTCAGGCTCAGGCTGCAGCTTCACCGGGGCAAGTAGCACACCGACTGGCGTAACCACCTGCAGGTGCGGGATGTATCCTTCGTTAGTCAGGGTTGCGCTCATTTCGTGCCTTTGATGCTCAGATATCCGTGGTCATGCCACCACCGCATGGTTCGGGTGGTGGCCCTAAATGCGTAGAACAGCCATTCCTCGCTGCCCCGCTGAATTCCGTGTGTGGTTCCGTTTGAGTCCATAGCGACGTGACATGGGCCACACGCGAACCCGGCGCAAAGGTCGTCTGGCTTCTGTGCGCCACCAGCGTTCCCGCTGAACCGCCAGTGCGCCAACATGCAACCGGCAGTCTTTGATTCCGTGGCGTCCCCGCAGATGCCCGGGATATTCACCATGCAGTGCGCGTCGTGGTGTCCCGCAGACTCGCGCAGCTTCTTGGAAACGATGCTCATTCCATCCACCTGCAGCCGTCACACGCATACCCATGCGCATCGGCGTAGTTTTCGCCGTTTGGACCAATGCCGCGGCCTGCGCGAGTCCCGCAGCGGTCGGTGAACCACGGATAGGACCAACGCAGGATCGGCTTGATCTGCACGGCCTGACCATCGCCCATCCACCGACGATGGAATCGCCCAGTAGGCATCCACCGCCCGGCGAACGGCTCGCGGTTGTAGCAGTGAGGGGTGAATCCCATCCTCTGGTGATACTTCTCACGAGCCAAGTTCATGATCTCTATATACAGAGATGGCTTTTCCCCTACCCCGCTCATGCAGCCCTCCGCAGCTTGTAATCCTTGTCCGGATCAGGAATGAACACTCCGGCCTCTGCCGCTTTGCGCTGGATAAACTCGACGTAGTCCCAGAAATCGCGGTCGCTAAGCTTGTCGGCCGCGCTGTTCTCGTCGGTCGTGGTGGTGCGGAACGGGCGCTGCTCAACGCGACCACCAGGAAGCCGATGATCCACCCACCCGAAGTACTCTCCGCACAGCCATTCGTGGACTTCGGTTGCAGAGAACCCCATGTGTTCGGCAAGGATCTTGTTCGCCACGCCCCATAGGTATTTGTTCTGCGGGTCGGAACGCTCCGGACGCGCAACCGTCACCTTGACGTTGATTGGCTTGCCTAGGTGAGCGTTGAGAAGAAAGCGAAGCACCCGTTCAACGTCACGCTCGCGGCCCTTCGGCGGGAGGGTGATGATGGCTTGGTTCACAACTGGCTATCCCCGTTGTTGATCGCCTCAAGCATTCGTTCAATGTCTGCCTGAAGCTCAAGATCACCATCTGCCACTTTAATGACGATTCGGAAGTGGACGCCAAGCACGGCAACGTGCAGCTCAACATTGCCGAATCGCTTGTCGTACTCACCTTTCAGCGTGGCAAACGTGAAATCCACCCAGTGCACCGTCCAGGGCATTAGCACGCCCTCCCAGTCGTTCCAGACTGAGCAGGAAACCAACTTTGGCATGCTCATACCCAGCCCTCCGCCCTGGCGGCGTCGATGGCTGCGTCCAGACTTTCTTTCGTAGACCTCTCGAAAGCAGCGGACCTAAGACCCCAGCCTTTGTTGTAGAAGGACGGGCAGAACCGGCCAGAGTCAACAAGCCACCGATACCGCGCCGCATCAGCCACGGCTGCATCCCGCTCTGCCTCGGCCTTCTCTGCACGCTTCTTCCACTCCCATCCAGCTTTGCTATCAGCAGCAGCAAATGCTTCATCGCGCTCTGCCTGCATCTCCTTCCGCTGAAACTCGGCGATTGAGAGCATGGTTTTCAACTCGCTGATCTGGCTGGAAAGCACGTCGATGGCGGATTGGTCGTAGAGGAGCTGCGGGTTCGCGCGTCGATTCGCCCACGATTCCAAGTTGTGTGCCACCATCTGATAATGTCCGCTCTCGTTGCGCTCAACCCACGCCACCGGCTTGATCTCGTTGTCGCTCATCGCCTCATCTCCCTATCCCGTTCGCTCCAGCCAGCCCGCCACTCGGTGCGCTGCTCGGATGCCTCGTCTGTGATTCCGTAGCCCGGACAACTGTTGACGCCCCGGCCTGCTTCTCGCGCCCAGCGGCCAAATTGGCGCGGGCGGATGCGTTCAACCATTACCCCGCCCTGCGCTGCGGCATGTGCAGAACACCCGGCCGCCGGCTCTCCATCGCTCTGCTGTGCAGCACGCGCACCCGGTGCATCAAGGCTGCTGCGAACACCACGGACACCTGCATTGCCGCCGCTATCTCGTTCGCGTTGCATCCCTCGCGCTCCAGTCGGAATACGTCCACGTCGGTTAGGGCTATGCGGTCCATTAGTGCGCCCTCCCGAGAAATCCGGCGAGTTCTGCGGCAGCCTGCGCGGCACGCTCCGGGTTCGCCTTAATCGGCTGCTTGGTCAGTGCCAGCTGCTCGCGCGGCGGCATCGCATCCATGAAATCGGCTGGCGACGGCCACTGCCGGCGGTTCTTCATCAGCGTCACGAAAGCCTTGCGGAATCGCGGCGTGTCCAACTGGCGGTCCCACACCCGGCCGTCAGTAACCGCCCGATACCACGCCATCGCCGTTCCAGCGATCATGTCCGCCGCCGGGGTCCGGTCCAGGCTCAAGCAGAGCAACTGGCTCAGGCCGTCCAAAATCTCGCTGTGGATCCACTCGATTTCCATGCTTCATGCCCTGCAATGTTTGGATGGCGGATAGGGTCTTGCTTGGCGGCGATGCCGTGGGAATGACGCCCGTCAGTAACGGGCCTGCTCGTGATCCAGGTCGAGCATCTGCACGGCGAATCCAGTTGCGCCACGTAGCCGACCAGTCGGCTTTGCGCCCATCCTTCCCAGCCTTCCCGGCCCAGTAGTCGCGGAATTTCGCGGCCTCCTTGCGCCAGTCCACGTCAGGGCGTTCGTTGATCGCAAATTCGATTTCGGATTCAGACGGCACCCAGTCAGCGGACAGGCGGGAGCCGGTAGGCGACGCACGCTCTTGCTTCTGCTTTTGATTGGATAGATGGATAGGTGGTGCTTGGTGAGTCTGCGAACCGGCACCGAGATTCGCAGGCTGTTCGCTGCCAAGCCCCTGCGAAACTCTGTGGCAGGTGGCAACGATTTCTTCTGCCTCGGCCGATATCCACTCACCATCGAGAACGTTGCTGTAGTGCTGGTGTACAGCGGCCTCGCATGCTCCCATGTCGCCAACTTCAATCATGGCGAGGATGTTGATCGGCCCAACCTTGCCCCGAAGGTCAGACATACGCGGCGCGGGGTGCTTCGTGATACCGACCTTCACCGGGCCACCATCCACTCGCTGGATTGCGTACAGATGGCCGCGCTCGTTGTACCCGGCCTTCTTCTTCGGGCTCCCGCCCTTCTTCCCGTTCTCTCTCGCGGCGTTGATCCTGGCATTGGCTTTCGCCAGCTCCTCACCTACGCGGTGGTTGATCCAGACCCCATCGACAAGCACGAAGAAGTCAGCCAGAACCGCATCAACCGCAGCGCGCTCATCAGCCGTCCGCGCCCGCGCCAATCGGTGTGCCTGATCTGCCGGGATGCCCTGCTCAGTCGCGTAGTAGCGGTCCAGCAGGAGGGTATAGACGCCATGCTCCAACAGGCTCAGATGGCCTGTATCCTTTGCGTAGTCTCCGAGATGGCGCTCGTAGTAGTTCACCCGGCAAGCTCCAGGTCACACCGCGCACAGTTCACCGAGCCGGCAACACGCGGATATTCCTCGCAGTGTTCGCACAGCACCTGTCGTGCAGAGACGGGAGTTGCGGCCAGTGCTCGTGCGATAGCTGCATCGCGCTGGGCCTGCTCAAGCTCGGATGCGCGGTCGAATTCGTCAGCCATGACTAGGCTCCTGCGGACCAGTGCTGATGTGCGTCCGCCTGCATTCCGGATTGCTGTCGTCAAACTCCACCGAACATCGAGCGCCAGCCAGAACCATGCCGACTAAGATTCCAGCGACGAGAAACCAGTGCTCGCGCTTCATTCCGACACCCCCTGCGGGCGGGCGGCGAGCATGGCGCGATAGACATCATGGGTTGCGCCGCCATTGCGGCGTGCCAGCACCCCGGCCAAGTGCATTTCCTCCGTCAGCTCAACCGGCACAAGCACGAGCCCCTCCGGCGCGGCGCGGGTGTTCCAGAGCTCTGCACAAGATCTATCCGTATACCCCGAAGACGCTCCGCAGTTGTCGCACCGGACCTGATATGCCGGATGGATGATGGTTCCATCAAGATGTTCAACTAGCAGGTGGTTTGCCTCTCCGCAGAAAGGGCAAGGAAGTAGCTCGCGGGCCTGCTGCATGGGGTCAGCCATTTCCCCTCTCCTTCCTGCCGCTGTCACGGAGCCAGCCCGGAGCCAATGCGCCCCACGGATGCGGCTTCTTGCGCTTGTTCGCTTTCTTGCTTGCGTCGTAGTTGCGGATGGGCTTCATGGCTCGCTTCCCGGCTTAGAACTATTGAGTCCCTGAAAAGGGACCACTCGCCCCGGCTTTCTCGGCAGCCGGTATCGCCGTTCCAGTTGACGCCTTACCAACTGCTCTACTAGCTCTTGCACGGTCAGACCAACCTCTGCTGCCCGCCTCTGTAGCTGCTCGTACTCAGGGTCCGAGAAGTTCAATTCCATAGGCCCTCCAAAGGGACTGGTTTGGCCCTTCAGGCGGCACAAGCTCCGCGAATACCCTTGTCGTCAGTCGTGGTGATGGCGGACAGCGCCAGCTCACGGACGAACACTGCCGGCTGCATCCCATTGAACTGGGCGAGCGCGACAAGCAGGTCGTATTCCTGGTCGTTGAACCGGGCTTTGATCGCGTTGTCTCGGATGTGGGTGGGGTCTGCGTACATAGGTCAATCCATGGAGTCAGTGATGGTTGTTGCTACAACTGCGACAAATGTCGTTTCGCTCGTCAGGCACGAGAATTCGGTCTATGCCGTCCGCTGGAATGGCGTGCGCCATGTCGTGCGGCTTCTTAGGGGGCCGTAATGCCGGCCACAGGAAATGGCGCCCGTCTGTCGGTAGGATTGGAGGTGCGAACCAACCCACCTACCGGAGACGGACATGGACAACGAATCGAAAGGAAAGCTGATCGCGCTGGAAGCCTTCATCACGGAGATCCTTCTGACGATGGATCCCGCTCAGGCAAACAGGGTTCTTTCGGCGGCTCAGGCGGTATGTCAACGGGAGAGCCAGGACTTGGTGACTCACTCTTCTGGCGTGTGGAACAGAGTTCGCCGTCGCGTGCCTGCCGCATAAGTCGGTCTGTATCCGAGATCATCGTCCTGACCTCATGCTCTACCCAGGAGAACCAATCATTCTCCTGGGGGAGTCCTAGCCAGCGACGGACAATAGAACGCAGGTCAGGCAGCATCGGCCTTCCCTCCCTGCTGGCTGAGATCGCGGGCTTGGCCGATATACGATTTACCCAACATCTCGGGGATCGACATGGACCAATTCGCTTTGCTGCATACGCTCATGGCGCGACTGCAATTTGTGGTCGCAGCGCTAGTCTTCATGGTGTTTCACCTGATTCTGGCGACGGCGGGGCTGTTGGCGCTTTGGGCGTGGCAGGTAGAACCCCACGCCGCTCTAGATGGGCTTCTACGATTTGTTCAATCTCGGCCCGGCGCGCTTCTTGGAGCCGCCGGTGTATCTCTGGCCACTGGTCTTGCTCTGTGGACCCGCTGGCTATGGCGGACCACAAGGAAGCGGCTACACGCCTACTTGTGGAAAGGAATTGCCGAAGCAGCTGCGACAGACGAGTAGACATATCAGGCCGCCTCCCCTTTCGCAGGCGAAGAAGCAATGAAGTCAGCGGCCGTCAGCTCAACGCCTCGGGATGCGGCAAATGCCGTCAGAGACTTGAACTTTTCTTTGTCGGGGAACCTCAGGCCGCGCTCATAAAGCCTGATGGCGTGTGCAGTACACCCCGCACCATCGGCAATCTGGGCCGTGGTAAGTCCCGTGCTACGTAGCTTGTTGATGGCTTCCATGGCGCAAACCGTAACACCATGTAACCGTCATCGCAACGGGGTGTTACGGCCAAGCCGGCGAAGTGTGTAACGGGCCGTTACCATCTTCCTCTCACCTTATGCGACACCCACCCCCCATGATCCATTGGTACGAACGGGTAGCTGCCTCACTTAAAGCGAAGCGTGTATCAAACGCTGAAGTGGGCCGGAGAATGACCCCACCGGTCACCGGCCAAGCCATCACCCTGAAGCTCCAGGGGAAGCGCCCGGTCACAGTTGATGAACTGCAGGTCATGGCTGCCTTGTGCGGCTTGACCGTGGCCGAAGCGTTGGGGGATGACGTGATAATTGAGCTTCAAGACGAAAAGGACGTGATTGAGCTGTACCGTCTTCTGTCACCAGAACAGAAGAGGGCCTTCTTCGACATGCTGAGGGCAACGGCCAAGGGCGACAGCCAATCAGGCTAATCTGGCAATTGTTCCATATTTCGTAACACAGCGTTGCGAAATTAGGCGTAACAGATCGTTGCGGATTCCGTAACAGCGAGTTACGCTTCTCCCACGCCCCACCCCGGGGCATGGGAGATCGGGATCGTGGCAACCAGCAAGGACAAGGCCGCCGAGCCTCAGAAAAAGTACGAGCTGCTCCAGGACGACACCGTCCAGCATTTCGGGCGCACTCTCTACCGCATCCGCGCCCTGGTCAGCTTCGGCGCAGTAGTCGCCGGATCGCTGGGCGGATACATCGAAGCGGAAAAGTGCCTGAGCCATTCCGGCGACGCGTGGGTCTGCGGCGACGCGCGGGTCTACGGCGACGCGCGGGTCTCCGGCGACGCGCGGGTCTACGGCGACGCGCGGGTCTCCGGCAACGCGCGGGTCTCCGGCAACGCGCGGGTCTGCGGCGACGCG